GAAGATTCCCTTGCCATTCGCACCTACATTTGGAAGTAGCTTTGAACGGTATTTTGCATAGTCAGCAACCGACATAGCGGCAATTTGTTCCGCTGTAAACTGTTGTTGATCCGAGTTATTTTCCAAGGTCGGAGGCAAAGTAGTTCTTGTCCCCGTCATTTCTCTACGCAAGCTCTGGGTAGCAGCCTGCGCTGAATCAAGGATACGAGCTGATCGTTCCTTGAGACCTGAAATGCTGGCTTCAATCTCTTCCGGATTATTTCCGGAGATTAGATCAAGCAATTCAGGAAGAATATTGTCTTGCTCCTGTTGAACTCGTGCATTGCGATATTCAGTTAATTCTGAATATTGGCGCTCACGGTCAAGGAGTAGGAAAGCTTTTTCACGCTCTGCGCGTTCTGCTTCCAACTTTTCCGCCCATTCTTTCTCTTTTGTTTCAAGAAGGGATCGGACATCCATCTCAGCTTCAGCTGTCTTTCTAGCCTCTGCTTCTTGCTCTGCACGGGCACGTTCTGCCTCAGCGAGTCGTTCTTCACGGTCTTTCTTAAGAAGGTTAACTTCTTCCTTAAGTGAATCGATCGTAGGATAGAGCTTAGATTTCTCTTGCTCACGAGCCTTTTGTAGATCTACTTCACTATAAGTTCTAGACTGTGTTTGGATGGGTGTAACTGTTTCTGTGTTGTTACGAATTGAGCTATCTACTTCAGCTTGAAAAGCTTCTGTAGCTGCTGCCGTATCAACGACGGTTGTGTTTTCTGACATGATTATTCCTTAGGTGTAAGAGGTCGTTGTCCGAATAAGTGCCACGATGACCTGCGGATTGATTTAGTGGTGTATAGCGTCGCAAATACACCGAGATTTGTCAGGCTAAACTAGATTTAGCCATTTCCCGGATATTTGCTCTCTTCCGTATCTACGCCGCGGTTCTTAGGGATAGTTGTCCCGTAAGCCTTGGTCACTAGTTCGGAAGCCATCTGGTCTAGAGTTTCGGCTTCAAACGGAGTAATAACTCCTGGTTGACCCGATGGTCCTGGACCGGTACCATCACCTGGCTCAGCGCCTGGTGGCGACTCTCCGCCGTCCTGTGGAAGGATGCCGGTTAGAGATGCAATAGCAGCGTTAATTTGGGATTTGAGCAGATTGAGGGCGCCGTCAGACTTCGCGTCTTCAATGAGCTCTGTACGGATTTCCTCAAGCTTCTCGGCTGGGAACTCCTCACCAAGAGTACGAAGAGCGCCTTTACGGCTTTCAAGGTTGAGCTGCATCTTGCTTTGAATTTCATTGAGCACAATGAGCTTGTCAAGTGGAAGAGGTTGTGGAAAATGAACAACAGATTGGTATGTCTGTGGGTCATTAGGGTCTAGTACCGTGAGTTGGTCATTAGCAATAGGGCCATTGAAATCCGGGTTGTAGATAAACATAGCGGGTTCTTTTAGACCAATTGTCATTAAAACTAACTCATTGATTCTACGAAGACCTTCTGAGTACTGAACCAGCTTCTGTTGATAACGGTTCATCAAAGGTTGGAATTGAATGCTTAGGGCTGTTCCAGAAGTATTGGAAATAGGTTGAATCTGTCCCAAAGCTGTTTCAGGAATACCAATCATTTCGTGCATTGCACGTTTTACAGTTTCTAGGTACTCCATAGCACCTTGAAGTCCCGCGCCGCCGCGTTCTAGGTTAAAGACTTGGGCGTCTTTAGGAAGACCGCCCCAGACCTTTTTAGGTCCCTTTTCTAGGGACGAGGCCTTAGCACCGGTAATTACTGTAACGGGTGCCGCATGGTAGTTAATGATGTCTGCTACGTCGGTAGCTACTTCGTTATATTGACGATTAAGAACAATTACGTCGTGACAATCAGAAAGTCCCCATGGGGAACCCGAGATTCTTACATTTGGGATATGAATGATGGGGACCACGCCAATTGGGTTAGGGCGTGAGTCAATGAGCTCATCGTTGATGTATTCTTCAATACGCTCATCGGTAAGGATTTCTGTATAGGTATAGACCTGACGAGTACCTTCAAGGGATGTACCCCAGAAACGATATTTAAGCTTAAAACGGATTAAGCGTGAGCGATCGTGTGGGTGAAACTCTGGAAAACAAAAAGATGCGTTAAGTGGGAGGATACGAACTTTACCTGGATGCTTACGACCTACAGTATCTACATAAGGCTCTTCATAAGCAACCTTTACAAAGCAGTCCCCTGATACTCCGCCCTGCTGCCCCATCTCCCAAAGCACGCCATGCTTATCGTTATCAATCTCCCAGACACGCTTTAGGATGTCAGGAACTATTGCTTCTGTTGCGTGGGGGCTACGAAAAGATACTCCGCGACCAAATGTAAAATTAATTAGATAATCTGAAAATGCACGATAGTAGTTGTACACCATCTGTGCTTCGCCAACTTCACGGCGATATGGCCAATGATGGCCTAGGTACATAGCCCAGTTAAGGGAATAACGATTTAGGCGTGGGCCATGGACTTCAAACTCTTCATCAGCAAGTTCTACTAGTCCTAGTGGTGAGATAGAGATAGTTAAATCAGATGACGCCGCTCTATACGACGGTGGGCTAAAGTCAATACTCATTTATTAAACGAACCCCGCCCTTTTCTTATCTCGTTTAGCTTTTGCAACTTTTGCTTTTGCTGCCTTCTCTGCTCTTGCTTTTTTGTCTTGCATCTTAGTTGGAACCGCAGTTTTAGTTTGAACGTATTGCCCACCCTGCCTTGCGTATTCTTTTGCTACCCACTCATTTATTGGAAAAGTAGTTTTTGCATTAGGGTTCTTAATTGGATACTTTGCCTTACCTTGGCGCATAAGATTGTTCCAAAGAACTTCATTCTGAGGATATCTTTTAGCGTTATTATTTAAGGCCATTTAAGTCTCCAATTAAGGTGTCCCCGGTCTTGGAGAAGGGGTACAAGACCGGGTACAACCTTAAGTGTATCTTATTTAGTCGTTAACTCTTGCTGGGTTAGTGCGTTGGTAACGTGAGCCGTTACGATCTACCTGCTGAAATTCTGCAGTCGCATAATCCGAGAAGTTACCTTCTTCGTATTCTGAGATGTATGTAGGTGCTTCTACCCATGCAGCTGAACCTACGTGAGCACGCTCACCCATGGTTTCTTGAGCTGTCTTTGTGTGCACAGCAGCCTTGTGATTTGGGCGGCTAGCTGTTGCATATCCCTGGTCAATTCCTGTCTGGAATTCATTTGGGACATCAGTATCTGTTGCAACGCCTTCTTCAAAGCGAAGTGGTCCACGAAGACCTGGTGTTGCTGGGGACATCTTGCGCTCATAGGTATTACCTTCGCGCTCAGGAAGTCCTGGAACTGGTGAAATTGCCATTTGTTTTTCTCCTATAGGGTTGAGATTGAGGGCCTCAGGTGTAATTCTGAACCCATTTGGTGTATTTTTCGGCCTAAACTATTTAAAGAATGGGGAAGAGCTAACTTCCACAGTAGGCATTACTAGCTCTTGAGTTAAGGCGCAAGCTAGGGATAGTGAATCCACAAAGTCGTCGTGGGCATGTGCTTCCTCTGGGGCAGCTACCAGGAAGTTAGGGCCCTTGTATTGAACCTCGGCATCTGTCATTTGCTGATAAAAACGCTTCCATGTACGTAGACGACGAGTTTTTGCGTGAGCTGGCCAAGAAATCAACTGACGTTGAATAAGTGCTTGAAGGTGCTTCCAACGCTTAGATTGCTCTGTTGGGCTAGATGTAAGAGACATAACTTCAGCTCTAGGCAAAAGCATCTTTAATCTCTGGGCTACGGCATCCCCGACACCGTTTGCGTCAATAGCTACAGCAAAAACATCATAATTACCCAAGAAGTTTACAATCTGAAAATACTGTTCTTCCCAGTCATCTCCCTGAATCTCTAACCAATTTAGAACTCTATGGTCGTAGTAGCCAAACTCATCGGGCCTATCCCAGTCAACCCAAACTACAGTTACTACAGTTGAGTCCATCTTTCGTGCCGGGTCAATGCCGACCACGACTGGCGATAGGTGGTAGCTTTTTTGAACTTCCTGGCTTGTATCTCCGAGGTCGTCCATAACCGAGGATGTGACAAACATCCCCCTCTCCAACAACCATTTGCAGTTGTATGAGAGTTGAAACTCATCAGACTCTTCACCAACTCGTAACATCTCTTTACGAATGAACTTTTCGTAGTTAGGGTTGAACTTTGCGACGTCTTTCCAGTCCCACTGGAAATGATTCTGTTTTCCATTACGGCCTACCTGTCGTCTTTTATTAAGTTGGATTGCTCTGTAAAAATTGTTTTTGTGGGTTGTTGGCGTACCAGTTTTAACCATAGTCGCGTTGTAGTACGCACCCATAGGAGCAATAGACTTAGATACAATAAAATCATCGGCTTCCTGACACTCATCAATAATCATTAGGTGAAATGATTTAGACTCAATTTTAGCCCTAGGGTTAGCCGTCATCATCATCAAACTAGATCCTGAGTGCTTTAATTTAATGTTTCTTGTTACTCCCGGGGATTTAGCAGTAACATCGTCAATTTCTGGGTCTCCAAGAATTTCTAATGCGTGCTCGCTAGT